CAGCTCCATCACATGTTAATGTGCCACGAATCAACTCATAGCCTATATTTGTTTTACCTAAATCACCATATTACTGAGTCACCAGTTTCATTTATTTCTAAATACCTACTTTAATTCTGGCAGCAGAAATGCAGACTTAATAAGCGACCGTTTCCGCCCGCTTTTTTTATTTCCTAATCCTACCTAGTTATGCATACTTTCTGTGAGAGGTTTTTACATTTTCCTCCTTCACTGTACTATATAACAACGTCGTATTCATATTTTCATGCCCTAAAAATGTTTTTACTTGTTCGATTGGCATACCCCTGTTTAATAAATCCGTTGCGATTGTTCGCCGAAATCGGTGTGGATGTACGTTTTTGACTCCTGCCCGTTTTCCTAATTGCCTCAACATGTACTGTACCCCTGCCACCGTAAGACGTTCATGAGGTGCATCTAAGGTCACAAATAACGGGTTTTTTGCTAAATTTTGCTCCTGACGTTCCTTTAAATACCTTTTTAAATAAAATTTTGCACTGTCGGTTAGATATGTTTTCCTCTCCTTGCTTCCTTTTCCATATACAATTAGCTCCTGTTTTCCCATCTCAATATCTTCTACATTTAATGATACTAATTCTGATACACGGACACCAGTGGAGTATAGAAATTCCACCAGTGCCCTATCCCGCAACATCATACAGTTGACTCGCAATGCTTCCATTTCTTCTGCTGAAAATGGCTTTTTGATGATTTTTTCCAATTTCAGCAGACCTACCTTTTTTACTGGATTATTATGGACTAATTCTTCCGTAATCAAAAAATCCCAGAATGATGACAGATAGTGTAACCGTGTCTGCATAGTAGACATTTTGATACCATATCGTTCCCGCATAACCCCATAATAATAACGTAAGTCCATGCCAGTGATATCTTCCAGACGTTTTCCTAGAAAATCTAACATTCGGTGAATTTCTCTGGTGTACTGTTTTAGGGTATTATTCTGCCTGTTCACAGCCTTTTTACTAGCTAGAAACATTTTTACCTTCATTTCATCTCCATCTATGCCGCTTGGAACGATATCAGTACACTGTTGCTGAACCTCTAATCCATGAAAATTCATATATAAGACATTGGTTAAATGTTCTAATTGCTGCTGTTGCAGATGTGGTGCCATCTCATTGATAATAGTTTCCAATATCTTTTCGACCATAAAAAATATCCTCCTTTCGTTTTTCAGTTTTATTCTACGAAAAAAGGATTGATTAAACTAGACTAATCAGCATTTGTCAAAATATAATTGTACTCCATACCATTCCATGCTATAATCAGGAAATGGGAAACCAGAGAGCTAGGCGGCTTACCCTCCATCTTCGGAGGGGCTTACCCTCCAGACGAAAGAAAGGAGGGCTTGCCAATGTATGTTACATACTCTGATTTAGTTCAGATTGGAATATTCATTGTTGCCCTTATTGGTCTGTGTTATCAGATTTTTAAGGGAAAAAAGTAGCCGCCAACTACTCCCAATAGTTGACGGCTGACCTCGTAAGAGGTTAAGTTGCCATATACTAAGGGTAGGCCGCTTCTCTGGCTTTCCCTATTTTTATTTTAACATGGTATTGGTTGAATTTCAACTATTTTTTCCCTCGCACTTAGTTAAATGGTGATTTTAATAACATAGGTGCTCAATACTGGAGTAGTGCAGAATCTATTTCTTTGTCTGCAGCTGTATGGAAATCTGGTAGTAAATCAATAACACTACCTGCTGGAACATATATTATTATAGCACATGGAGAAATGCCAGTAGGAAATTATACGGCATATCTTGCAATTGATGGGATTGATATTTGGGAACAGTGTATTTCATTTCCTGTTACATCAAATGATTACCGGCGTGCTACCGTTTCCGTTTTTCATCATTTTACTCAACAAAAAACTTTAAAAGCGAAATTTTTGTCACAACAAGCTGTCACAGCAATTAACTGTGAAATTTGTGCGGTACGTATTAAATAATTAGTATGTTAATTGATTAGTAGATTTTACAAATAAAAAAATATGGCTACAAACCTATTGTGTTTGTTAAGACAATCAACGCAACATAAGAACCATAGTTGCACGAATATTTCCTGCTGCGTTGATAACTTTTTTCTATGCCTTTTTTAGACAAATCAGTCCAATATTATACCGCATCTTTATCCCACTAGGTGCAAATCCAGAAATACGTATTGGCTGTGAGCCATTAAATTCAAATACATTTGCCGACCCATTACCATGGTATTGATATGCTGGAATATCTGCTGTAAAAACATTCTGTTCGTCATCATTTACATAACAAGTTATATATGCCCGTGTTTTTGAATCTGACAGAATTTGGCTATTGATAAATATTAGCCAGATACCTGCTGCAGGTGTATAAGTTTTTATAATTTTTTCAGCTCCATCACATGTTAATGTGCCACGAATCAACTCATAGCCTATATTTGTTTTACCTAAATCACCATTTAATTGAGTGTACTTATCCCACAGCGCCTTTCCTTGCGCTGCCGACAATGGTTTATTTGTGGCGGTAGAGGTGCAGTTATTTATTATGTCGCTGGTGTTGACCTTTCCATTCCATGCGGTTTTTTCGGTATCTGTTACAAACCTATGACTAGCGTCCTGGGATATCATACTGGCTGGGTGCGTACTTGGGTGTGTGTAAACCGTATTCGTATCCGGTGGGGTCTGCCATGTTCCATCACCCCTCAGATACTTGCCCTGTGCTCCGGCTCCTGGTGCTGGTACTAATCCTGCCCTGCCAGCCGCATTGGCTGTTGCCGCAGTCATATTTCCATAGGTTGTATTCGTATCTGGTGGTACCTGCCAGCTTCCATCTGACCTCAAATACCGATTTGCGGCTCCAGCTCCTGGCGCTGGCACTAATCCTGCCTTGCCAGCCGCACTCGTATTAGCCCCAGCCATATTTCCGTAGGTTGTGTTGGTATCTGGTGGCACCTGCCAAGTCCCATCTGACCTCAGATAGCGATTAGCGGCTCCGGCTTCTGGTGCTGGCACTTGCCCTGCCTCCCCTGCTGCATTGGTTTCCGCTCCCTTCATTACCTTTCTGGCTACTGCATCTTTTATATTATATATGATAGTTCCAATTTTAAACTTACTTACATCAGCCATTTTATCATACCTCCTTATTCTCAATTTCACTAGGAAATGTAATCATTTCTTCTTCGGAAGAATAGTAAAAGCCACCGACTTGTTTGTCGATGGCTTCCAGGTTTTCATACACTTCTCCAAAGGTTGAGGTCACGCTTTCTGCTAACGTCGCTACCTTTTCATTCGTACAATTTGCCACTTGCTTGATATTTTCTGGGCTTATCCATTTCACTTTCTACCCCTCCCGATTTGATTATGTAAATAGTGCTTCTATTTCTTCGGTAGCATATTCCTCAAAATCGGATTCCTGCAATGCGCTAATCCCTTTTTCAATCTCAATTTTCTTCGTTTCCGAATTAAACTGAACGCTGGTTACTACATTACCACTCCCTGTTGCTTCTGTGGTCAGTGCAGAGGCGATTGCTTTCAGAACATCCGCAGTCTTGGTATAGTCAGATAAGTCAACCTTCCAGTCTCCCATCCGTTCTAATGCCCCATTGATTACCATATATTCCTCATAGGCATTGCCATCCGCAGCGGTTTGCGTGGATTCTCCTTCTTCGGTTTCTTCTCCTGCAGCAGGTTCTATCGTGTTAAGCACCATATAGATGAACTGTCCCGCATTGGCGGCTGATACGTCAATCTCGTCTACGCTGGCTACAATTTTTCTCTGCAAATGGTCTACTCCGGCAATGGCTGTGGAGATTGCGGCTGCAATTTCTGTAGCGGTCATTCCGTCCGTAATTCCATAGCCTGCCAGGGTAGTAGCCGCATCCACTTTCCCAGTAATGACTGCTTTTAATTCTTCTGATAGATTATCTTCCCCTACTTTGTCTGTCTTTTGTACAAACTTTTTTGTCATTTCTCCTGTCAGTTCCTGCAAATTTTTGTACGATAAATTTTTAATAGCCATTTTACTTCCTCCTTAAATTTTTTAAATATAATTTTGATTTTATCTGTTTAAGCCAAAGGCGTTAAACCATCTGTAAACAATGACTGAATTTCTTCATTTGAAAACTCTTTGATTCCAGCCTCAACCAAGGCCGCTGCTTTTTCGGCAGAGGTATCCACATTAACGCTGATAGTACCATCGCTGTCAACATCAAGTCCTTGACCAATTCTAACTCCTCCAAGTCGCTGAGCTGTTGCTGGCGGCAAACGATAGCCTGCATTTCCTCCCGAAATTACCCCTCCTGATGGCTGGGATAGCATCTGCATTAATCCATGATTCAACGTAACCATTTCTGATTCCCAACTGCCTATTTCTGGCGGAATCATCAGGATTTCCTCATTGACAGAACACCCTAATCCCATGTCTATCATCTCATCTTGTGCATCATAGTTACAGCCTGCTACCATTTGGATTAAGGCTTCCAGGAGTATCCGATTGGCGAGGGTATTTGCCAGCAGCTGCATCGTTGTTACATTCACATTATCTGCATGGCCTGGGTCTCCTACTTCCAGTATTTTTATTGTATCGGAAAACTCAGGCCTACTGGTGGTATAATTTTTCATGGTTTCTCCTCTCCAACTTGGTTTTCTTTTCCTACCCTAAAAGATGTCATCAAGTACATAGGTCATCTCCAAGTCATCATCCTTCCCCTTACGCTTAAAGTTTTTGATACAGACAATGTTACCTTGCGAATCGTACAGTCCGATTTCACTGATATAAGCGTCTACCAGTTCGGATTCGGTCAGCGTACATTCATACCGGCAGGTGGTATCCTGGGTAAAACGGTATCCGTCTATCGGCTTGCGATACAGCTCGTGAGCCAGTCCTTCCTGGTCATCAGACGGGTTTGTTATGTTCCCGCTGTTATCGCAGCCACCATCTCCGAATGCCATTCCTATAATCGGGGGAAGGATAATCGCCCCCGCACTTGCCTTTACCAGATTTTCCCGACGTTTTTTGGTAATCACCACATGATCCGCCATCAAATCTCCTCCTTCTTTCTCATTGCGTTCATCTTCCTTGAACCGTCCATCAAAACAGAGCCATCAAAATACCATAAGTTTCTTCGGATTTCCACAGTTGCTTCTCCTATTTCTTCCGTATAGCTGTCTGAAGAAAACTGCAGATTTACTGCTGCTTTCACATAGTCTTTTTGAGCATCAAACTTGACGGAGCCATCAAATATCCAGGAGCCGTCAAAGCAGCGCACATTCCAAAACTTGATTCCAAACCGAGTGTTCATTCCGGCTCCGACATTTATCTTATTCTTAACCTGGTTTTTATATTTGACACCAAAGTATCGGTAATCTGGATTGAATCGAACCGAACCATCAAATACCCAGGAGCCGTCAAACAGGCGTGGACGGATAGGAGCCCATTCATCCACTGTACCACAATAATATTTCAATCCTAACCGCAGATCATAGCGTCTTTTGGCATCGAAATTGACTGAGCCGTCAAAGCTCCAGGAGCCATCGAATAGGTGGCATCCCCAGAAAGACAATCCCATCTTTAAAATAATCGTTTTCAAAACTATCTGTTCCAAGTTCCGATTATCCACAATGCCAGAAATTCTATCATTGATAATATAGGTAGTATGGGACTGTTTTAGTCTTTTAAGGACTTCCTTGGCTGTTTTGGTATTTACACTTCCTTCTCCTATAAAAATAACTCTGAATCTATTTGGATGTGAAAATTCCATTCCATAGATTCCTGGATCATTACAGTCTGCTATATGTACTTCAAATCCTGTCACATTAGCTAGGTAATTTTCCATATGATAGGGGGTCATTGGTGCTCTGCAGTCTCGTTTCTGATAAATCAGCTTACGTCGTTCCTCATAGGAAAGATTGAATCGAACTGGCAATCCCCATTTTATTTCATGGTATATCAGTCCCCAGGTTGCTGTTTCGGGAAAAAACTGTGCCGGCAGATTTTCAGCTATCTCCAGGGTCTTATCATACTCAATCCCCATGACTTGGAAGAGCCATTTTCCCACATAAGATTCATCATAGAATCCATCCGACACATAACTGAGCATTTTTCTGGCACTTTTACTTGTAGGAAAATTCTCTAAGTCAAATTTCTCCATCAAACCGCCTCCTAATTAAAATCAAGTGCACCAGTTTCAGGATACTCCTCCCTTTTCAGTTTAATATTCTTCATTTCTCCGTTTATGAGGAACTCGTTAAAATCCATTACCCCTGTAATATCAGAAATAATAGGGCGTACATCATTATAGCGTAACAAATCGTGTTGCTTTGCTACTATATAAACCGATTTCACTGCCTTTGTAAAATCCTCTTTAATCTGATCAATAGAGGTTATTTCATCATACACCAGGCCGGTAATCACAAAATCCACCTTTACTGTGGTAGCAGGCCCACATATCAGCTTAGCACACGCAGTAGGCAGTAATCTCTTACTCCTATCATTTGGAGATACTATGTGGTTATAAACTTCCTGCACCAATTCCTCATTGGCAGGCTGACCATTTCCATCTGTCAGCACCAGCTTTACTGTTCCTGGACCTTCTGCTGTTGAAACCACGATACAGTCACCTGCACCGGCCTCTTTTGCCCACCGAATATAATCTCTATCATTCCCTAAGAATGTCAGGCTATTGTCGTATTCCGCTGCAATCCTATCGTAAAAATCATCATTGCTTTCTCTCTCGGTTCCGCCTCTGATTGGCTCTGGATTGATTATCCCTGTAACATTCTTATCTGGTTTTGCCATGAGTACTACGGTATTCGCCGCTACATTGGATCCAATACCACTTTCCACCGCTGATATTGGAATCATAACCGTTCCGTCCTCTCCTATTGGTATATCTTCTAAGGATTGAAATTCGATAGAAGGTCCCATATCCGTTGCAGGCGTACAAACGATAGTTCCTTTCGGTATCACTGTTCCTGGTATTCCAGTAACCTTTACCTTTCCTGAAGCCTTTTCCGGCAGATGCCGTTTGAGACGTACCTGCTGACCATGAAGGTCTAACCATTCATCCCATGCATACTGAGGAAATGCTATCATAAGAGACCTTACCAGATAATAATTGATGAATTCATCCTTCTCTAAAGCTGCTGGCATAGTAAAATCATAAGGAAATCCTCCTGGCATATCATCAATGTCTCCTGGCAAGTTCTCCATCATTCTTTGATGTATCTCCTGGGCACTGTTATGCTCCATAAACTTTGGACGTATGAACTCCGGTTGCATAATCTCCCCCTTTATTAAATTGCTATTGTTACCCCTTCATCCCACCCAATCCCTTTTACCTGGAATGTACAATGCATCTGGTCTGCATCCCAGGTAAAATCAAAATCCCCAACATACTCAGTACGGGGATTTACCATAAGTGCATCTATAATCGTTCGTTCTGCCATAGACTCCACCGTTTCTTCATCATCATTATCCATAGCTCGCTCCATCTCTGTACCAATAGAATCCGAGTAGGCAAGACAACGATATCTTTCTGTCTGTGCAATCTTAAAGCACCAGATAGTAAATGCTTCCCTGCCATTACATTCTGCTATGCGATTGGCGCCATCTCTGACAAAATCGCCCTTCACAGGGTCCCATTTCGCACTTCTTTTATATTGGGTATCATACCTTGTAGTTTCTGGAATAAATTCTGGTACTTCCACAACTGGAAACAATGGTCCTAACATACTTCTGACTCCTATGATTTTTTTATGATATCAATTACAACTGCTTCATTTTGCACCCATGCTACTAATACTCGGTCTCCTGGCTGGATACTCCGCATTGTTTCAGGAATTAACACTTCATGAGTATGGATGCCATTTCCGCTGGTATGCCCTTCATGCTCCCCGTCTTTTTTGGTATCTGTCAGCTTGTTGCCTGTAAGTCCAAGGGTAAGCTGCCGACAAATAGAATAATCTCCTTTTGGAATCGGAATCGGAAAGGTGTTTGTTACCAGACTTCCATTGGGTTGTATTCCACCAAAATCCAATACAAGAGGGGTTTCATTTTCCTTTTGCATCCTCTGGCTCAAAATAGCTGCCAGCTTACTTGTCCCTGGGTTCCCTTGAAATCGTTCCACTTATGATTCCTCCTGCTTCTGTATCCATTCTAAATCCATTTCCATGCTGTAGCTATCCACATAATGTCGGATTCCCTTTACATCATAATAATTCGATGCTGATCCACTCATAACATAGACCCTATCACCTTTTCGGATAAAGGGAACATCTGGACTTTGTAAGGTCATGCTTTTTTCAATCGTCCCATCTTCGTCAAGGATTTGCTGTGCAGCTGACTTTGCGGCATCTAAAGTTTCATCAGTGCCTCTTGTGTAAATTCTCTGTCGGATTCCATAGGTTGTCAGTCCATTTACCACAGCCTCTACACTCTGCTTTCCATCTTTATCTGCCTGCCCAACTACCTTTACCCTGGTAATCAGATTTGCTGTACTCACAGACTGACTGAAAGACTGGGTATTATTCTCTTTGAATACATAAATATCCGGATTACTTCCTTTTGGGAGAATACTTACATATCCTTTCACTGCCCTTATGATGCAGATTTCTCCTCCCTTTTTAGCTGCTTCATCCAGAAGGCTCAGCAGGATATCTGAAAGAAATTTATTATTATATTTTTCCTTGCCATGTGCTACATTAGGGCCTTTATATTCTCCTAGTGGTATCCCCCAATCTTCAAAAATACCCTGAACTGCTGACTGAGTTCCAGTTCCTGAAGGGTAATATCGGTTATCCTGACTTTTTTGCAGTTTATATAATTCATCATAACAGGTACATGTTAAGTTATTTCCGCTGTTTTTCTCCACCGGATTCCATGTTTCTACATAACCCCTTGCCACTTCGGTTTCCATAGAATTGCTGCAAGCCAAAATTCCAACCAGACAGCCTGGTTTGATAATACTTGACAGATATCCTTTTGCAGTTTTATCATTCCTGGCAGTGAACGAAATACGCATGGAAATTTCATGTTCATTTTCTTCCCAGCCTAAATTTTGAATATAATCCTTAATGTTATATTGACTGCCTCCTTCATCCATCACCACAACACGATACCTGATATTAGATAAATCAATCACTGGTGCCTCCTATCCAGGTATCGTTAAGACTTCCCCTGGCCATATCCAATGTCCATGGTCAGAACTGGCCTTTCCATGTTTTTTGGCTTCTTCTTCAATAACTTCTGCATTGGCATCATAAATGGAAGTCCATTTGCTGCTGTCTCCTAACTTCCTTTTCGCTATCGCCCACAGGGTATCGCCACTTACCACCGTATAAGAACCACTGCTGGAACTATCACCAGAATCATTCCTTGGTTTTGTCTGATTGGCATAGGCATCAATCTGTAACTCATTGGTGGTATAGATTTGCAGAGCCTTCTTTTGCACAAAGGTTATCGAGTATTCAATATTTCCATATGCCCCTATGGGTCTTGGCTGGAAGGAAGAAATCGTAACATCTACATTAATCCATGTGCCCGTTACAATCAGATTTAGAATGGTTTCTTCTTTCATAAACGTATTCAGAATCTTTACACATTCATTTGGTGCTTTCCAATGGCTTTTTCTGACAATCGGCTCCCTTCTTTTTGATTTGCCAAAAAATACTCCTTCCCATGTAAATTCCGAGGTATCGGTTCCTTTAGGTACTTTTACAGTCCCTTGGGATATAATATCAAAGCTTTGATACTTTGCCTGATACTTTCCCTGTATCTTCTCCGGCAATGCAGGAAATGTGAATTTAGGACCGCTTCCTATAGGAATTAGTTTAATATCCACATGCTCTCCCTCCTTTACTGATATAATGGCATATTGGAAAATACTTCTTCCAATTTTCCGGCAATTTCTCCATTCAGCTCATCGGCCAGTTCTTTCATACTTCTTCTAACCATCTGTAGAATAGTTTCTTCATTTTGTCCATTACCACTATGGATCACAATCTCTGGTGATAAATTCATATTGATACATATTTTAGGTCTGGAATTGCTTTCCTCTTCGGATGCAGTCTGATATTCTTCATATACAGGCGCTGATTGTTCGTTATCGTGGCTACCAGAAACTTCCTGATAGGCTAAAGGATAGTATTTTTCAGACCTATCGAATCTCTGATAGTCTGGAATAAATCTATCTAACATGAGGCTTTCCGTAGGATTGAGAGGATAAGCGTCTTCCAAGGCAGATCTTTCTGATAAAGCAGTCCCTTCTACATAACCACCTGCGGCATGGGCAGATATCCCCAATGCGACACCCGCCTGCTGATATAATTCTAAAGCTCTCATTCTCCGGCTTGGATTAGTAGGAATCACAAACTCCCCATATCCTTCCTCTGCAAGCCAAGAAAGCTGCGGTCCTCCACTGACATAGCCGCCTGCAGCATGACCCTTGAAACGGCTCTTGAGAGAAGAACCTCCGGATTCACTGCCTCCATCCATGCTGCTTACATTCCGAACGAACACCTTTTTACTGAAATCCAGAAGGTTTGATCCAGAGATGTTGTAGTTTGGTATCACATTGACAGTAGGATTGACTAAAAACGGGCTTGCTGTGGCTGTATGGATAGCTGCCTCAAGGTCTGACCGAATTAAGGGAGAGGAGGAACGTACGCTTGTCGAAGCTCCTTGATTTAACGCATTTCCATAAGAAGTTCCAGCCTCCTGCCATTCGGTCATCAGTTTCCCATAATAATCATTTGAAATGGGCCCATATTGTGACATCACATCACCAAAGTCAATCTTTTTTACTGGATTTGTCATATAGGTTTTCATGAATAGTTCAACCGTTTGTTGATTCATGCTGCCTTCTAACGCATGATGTAACGCTTCTGAATAGGATTGCTTGATACTTTCAAACTGCTTCCCATAATACTCTGTCATTGGCTTTGCTGCATCTTCTGCGGATAATCCAAAGGAAGGTCCTTCTATTGTTCCAGTAATAGACCCCATCATGGCAGTCCAATCATTACTTGTCATAGAATCCCAATCAACTGCCTTCTTAATCTCCTCAACCGTAGGAATCTGGCTCTTAAAATTCTGTAACATAGTTTCCTTGGTTTCTTTTGGCACGGTAAGCGCAGTCTGGATAAGTTCCTGATAGATAGTTTCAAATGCTTCCGCATTGGTAGCAGCCAAACTATCTAGGTCAAACCATTTTTTGACATCTTCCTGTGTCCAGCTTTTTACATCAGGATTGATAATTAAGGCGTCCTCCAATGCCTGAGTAAGTTTTTCTGTGGTAGAGCCTTTGATATCTGGCAGGATTCCAGCCAGCTCAGAGTCCCACGCATGGGCAATACTTTCCAGATTAAAAGCACTTACTCTTGCGTTGATGTTATCTATCTGAATATAGTAGCCTCTTATTGCTTCATCCATCTGCCTTTGAATATCTTCCTGTATCTGCTCATACTCTTTATTCGAGAGCAATCCATTCTCATAGTTAATTTCTGCTTCCGAAAGTTGAAGATTAAGATTAGTAAGTGTCAAAGTTAGTGCACTTTCATATTGTTCCGATGCAGATGCAACATTTGTTTGTAGCTCTTCCTGCAAACTGTGAAAACTGTCTATATCTAAAGCTGCTCCATTAGATTTAATCTGCAAGGTTTGCATTTCTGCATCCATTTTTGCTTCTGACAATTTACCTGTAATCTCTGATATCTGATTTTGCAGATTTTCAATTTCTGCTGCCTCATCCAGAGTAATCACTCCATCTTCAAGGGCAAAATGGATAGAGTCAGTAAGTTGGTTACTTAAATCTTCTATCTGACCTTTCAATACTCCATAGTAACTGTCCAGCCCTGTAGTATCCATATCCTCTCCAATGAGCAGCTTTAATGCAACAACCGCTTCATAATGACTGTCATCAATGAATGTTTGGCTTTTATTTACAAAGTCTTCTATGGCACTCTTGTAACCATCTTTATCAATTTCAGATAGCTCCATACCAAGTCCAACCTTCCAGTTCTCCTTTTTCAGATGAGTAACTGAAGATTCCAGGTTACTCCATGCCGTCTGAGTATCGGTTGTGACCTTTAAAAATTCATTTAATTGCTCTGTCATATCAGAAAAGGTAATCTGGCTTGCTATCTTTTTAATCTCAGTTAGTGATAAAGAGATATCTCCAAATGCCTCTTTAGCAACATTCGCACATTCCTCTTGGAACATCGAAGCAAACTCTGAAGCAGAAACTTCGGAGTCATTCATAGCCTGGGTTAATGCTTCACTCTTAAAGGCGACCTCTTCGATTGATAATCCAGTAGCTTCAAAAACCTTCTGTGCTTTCTGAGCTTCTTTGTTCATCTCCTCCACATGTTCCTGATATTCCTCTTTGACTTTACTGCCTTTCACCCATCCGGCAATCCCTCCTGCTCCTGCACCAACTAAGGCACCTATCACAGTACCAATGCCAGGAATTACAGAACCAAGTGCAGCACCAGCAGCAGCTCCAGCGGCTACTCCACCAGCTTTCCATGCTGCTGACTCTCCATAGGCATTTGATTCTTGCGCATTATCTGACTTAATTGCCTTGTATGCGTCCAACGCACTGCTTATCAAGGTTGCTCCTGCAGCAACTCCTCCGACAACTGCCCCTGTACCTGCAAGTGCAGCAGCCCCACCTGACATAGTTCCAGTCATATCGCCAAAATATAAGCCTGCGGTAGCATGGTTGCCGGACAGTTTATAACCAATATCTGCAAGTCCTCCAAGTAGTCCTGCTCCTCCAACCATTGCATTACCGGTTGAGCCGATAGCAGAAGCTGCCAGAGAAGTTCCTGTTTCTACATTTTTTCCAAACAATGCTTTGCCAATTCCTACACCGCTTTTTCCCATACGAATCAATGGAGTAGCTATTCTCCTTAACATAAGTGCCGATAATACCGAAGATAAGTCTGCTGCCTGGCCACCAGGAAGCAATTTCCCTGCACTGGAAAGCATTGTTCCAAATCCCTGCCATAATTTTTTGGAAATTACCTCAAAGTCTATTCCCTCTGAAAATCCTTTTACAAAGGATGCACCAATTCTCACTCCTTCATCTGCAGTTTCTTCCATGTCAATTCCTAACAAAGTCAGAATACTGGTTCTTATACCAGTACCAATTCCTGTTCCAATATCCCCTGCAAATTCTTCAAATTTTGCTTTTCCTCTGCTGTTCCACCATTCTGAGAACGGTTCTGCGATAAATTCATCCCAGGCAATCGCTAGTTTTCCAAACGCATCTGCCTCCTGCCAGTTTTGCTTACCAGTCATCTCATGAAATTTTCTCTGCATCTGATCTACGTTGCTGTCAACGATATCCATTAACTGCTCTAGTCCATTCTCAATTTCCGGCATTTGCTCGGTCAGCCATTCGGCAATTCCTTTTACATAGGGAGATAACCTCTCACCAAACGAAATCTTTACTCCATCTACAGCACTCTGCAGTAATGTGATAGAACCTTGCAGATTATCCAGCATATCTTGTGACATCTTAGCTGCTGCACCATCTGCATGATTGATGGCATCAGCCAGTTTGTCATAATCTTCTTTGGAGGCATTAAGAATTGCCTGTAACCCTTTCTGAGCTTCCAGTCCTGCCACCGTATTGGTAAAGGCTGCTTTTTGTTCATCATTCATGTTGGCGGTTGCTGCTCTTAATTCATCTAGGACAAGGGAAAATGCTCTTGCGTTTTTGTTAGAATCATAGAATTTGACCCCTAATTCCTCAATCGCATCTCTAGCACCGCTGGTATTGGTTGCCAGCCTAGTAATAATAGAATTCAGCGCTGTGCCTGCCATCGATGATTTGATGCTGGAATTTGCCATCAAACCTGCTGCCAATGCCACATCCTCAACCGTATACCCTAATGTACCTGCCATAGTTGCAGCATATTTGAAGGTCTCTCCCATTTTGGAGACATCTGTATTTGCATTAGAAGCTGCTGCCGCCATCACATCCGAAAAATGCCCTGCATCCGATGCCTTCATATTAAATGCTGTCAAAGCATCCGTAATGATATCCGATGTAGTGGCTAAATCTTCTCCAGAGGCAGCAGCAAGGTTTAGGATACCTTCTATACCGTCCAGCATATCCTCTGTTTTCCATCCTGCCATAGCCATGTAGTTAAATGCCTCTGCGGATTCTTTGGCAGTAAACTTCGTTGTAGCCCCCATCTCCTTAGCCTTTTCCGTCAGTTTTATCAAGTCTGAGCCAGTAGCCCCACTGATCGCCTTCACCTGTGACATAGCAGCCTCAAAATCTCGATAGGTATCTATGGTATCTTTCAACCCAATACTGACTCCAAGGACTGCCCCTACTTGAAAGACAGGATTCTTGAGCAGATTTAAAATTCCTCTTACCGGAGAAGTAATAAGGTCCACTGCACGCATGGTAACGCTCCAAGTCTTACCTGCAAATCCTTTGATTCCCTTCCGTATGTTAGAAAGCAGAGGAGTAATTCGGTCTTTTGCCTCCAAAAGAATTTCATACTTCTGTTTGGCCCAGTTTGCCAGGCGTTGTTCTGTTTTTTGAGCATGTTTCTCGTATTGAGAAACATATTCCGAAGATTTTTTTGTCTTTTGTCCGGTTTTATCCGCTTCCTCACCAAGCTTCCCAATCTTCTTGACTAGGTTCGATAGCTCTGGTTCGGTCTTATCAATGGTTTCAATCGGTATCTCTATCCTTACTGTTTCAGCCAGTGCCTTCCACTCCTTTCGTCCTAGACTCCAGAGCTATCATCATAGAAGAAAGCATAAATGCCTGCACTCCTTTTGATTTTTGATAAAATTCATCAGGAGTTATTCCTGTTTTCTGAAAGATATGATGCAGCAGGCAAGCTTTTCCGCCTGCCTTAATTAGTTTTTTGCCACTTCCTCCAGATTGGATTCATAGCCACTGAGTTTGTCAATAGCCTCTAAGATCCGATCCTTTTCACCAGCTTTTAAGGTATATTCAATCACATCCAGTCCGTTCATAATGCGGTCTTGTTTGGCATTCAGTGCATCCCATACCTTGCGGTTATCCCATAGCTTTTCCCTGTCCTGTGCTATAGTTGCCTGATAGATGATAGCCGACTGATACTTGATTCGGTCTGTCTCCTCTGCTATCTTCATGCCAAGCTGTTTATTGCGCATATATTTGGTATATTTTTTCCGACATCTTTCATATTCTTCCGAACTAAGGGGACGGATATGGAACGCAAAAAACAGCCTTTTATCCCGAATAATTTCAATGCGCTGTTTTTCTTCCGAAGCAAACTCGGCTGCCTCAATAAGTCCTTGAATAAAATCATCTTCCCTGCTTCGGATTAACGTGTTTGTTTCCTCCTCGTTCGTTTCATATTCCTCGATTGTAGAAGGGTCAGTATCTCCCATTGCAGCAGGTTCATTTTCTATCGATACCCCTTTTATAAATTGTTTTGACATTCCATCTTCCTCCATTTTTATAATCAAGTAAAAGAACAATCTTCTCCCCTGCTTATCGTGCAAGGTGTTACCATAGCTAATTTTCTCATATATCTCTGTATATCAAAAAAAAGGAAGCTGCTGCTTCCCTTAAAATTGCTTTCTATCATTATGAATTATTGTCTATCAACTGTAAGAAGTGATTGCAGTTTAGGTGGTCTGTTCACAAAGAAATTCCAGTTACGCTTGATGACATCTCCAACCGCAACATTCTGGATATCTACTTGTCCAGATGGAATACAATCCCGATAAATGACACGTTCTTCAGAGTTATTTCTTCCAAGAAGCGTTCCATGAAAATCCCAAACCGGCATGATTTGGGTCTCTAATGCCTCCATCAGCTCAATGATAAATTCATCATCTTCAATAACAATCTGCGACATCGTAAGATTAACTGCAAAAGTGTTAGCTGTCTCATGCTCCTGGGCATCTCCCAGTACACTGTATTTCGCATTATTCCAGCTTACATTTGAGGTAAATTGCTCTACCGTTGCCAACAGTACCCCATCCTTGCTGTAAAATGCCCCGTCCTTTCCGGTTCGCCCATGTCTGGAGTCTCCTGCTGCTCGTACATTTCTCATAATCCTCTATCCCCCTCTAATCTATATTGGTACTATACCGGAACAGGAAGGTTAAATAGATGTGCTCCATGGAATCTTTGTCTACCACATCAATATCAAACCATGCACTATCCCCATCTGCTTTATATCCGCTGCTTTCTGTTACTGTGCAAGCAGTAAGTTTTCCCTCCTCAATCATGGCTTTTCCGATATCATTGATCTGGCTCATCACAGTAGCCCTTCCATTCCTATCATTATCCACTTTTCCCACCAGACCATCCGCCATGGTGTTGACACGCCGTAAGAACTCAAAACGGGCTTTGACACGTCTGATTTTTTTCCAGCCGTTGTCTTTGTCCTCGGTAGCGTGAATCATGGTATTGATAGCATTATCAATCCAAACCTGTTTTTTGGTATTCCTTGATAACACAATGCAGCCCATAGTTTCTGATTTTGTAATCTGTGCCGGAGTCAGTTCTTCCATCAGTTGTGTGGCATTATCCAGGATAGTATGGGTCAAGGACTGGCTACTTGGCACAGCCCCTATCATCCCAGCAATTCGGGCTGCTGTCTGATATCCGTCAATCATTCCATCTTTTACAACTATTTTAGGGTTGAGCACATAATTCATTTTTTCATCATCATAGGCTGCTGCATGTTTTTGTCTGGTCTTGATATCTGTTTTATCATTTTCGGCCACTACGGCCTGCACAAAGGAACCATTCTCAAAGATTCGGTTGATGTAGGACTGTAACATCAAATGAACCGCATAATCCTCGGTATCCACACAGATGGTATTATAAACATAGGATTCCAGTATCGTAAACGCCTCAGTATAGGAATCCATAGTAATTTCAGGGTCCTGCCCTGCTACAAATTCCTGCTGGGAAACATTCATAAGCTGTGACTTCTCTTTTCCTTTCACAACTTCAGCCATAAAGTTATCCGTAGCAGCAACTGCTTCTGCCAGTGCCTGTATTTCCCCTTCACCGGCTGTAAATGTCACTTTTTCAATTTCTTTTGTACCACAGTATATGACACATTCCTTCAGCTCTGCATCCGTAACTTTTTCCCGTATACTGACTGTAAACATTCGAGAGCCTGGATATTTTGTCTTTAGAGATACACAATCCTCCCCATTGATATCCTGCAGCATCGTCTGTGGACAAGTCCCACCTGACCCAAGGCGACACGCAAATACCGTCAACGCTCCACCGTTAAATGCTTCTCTGATTGCATCCGTTGTACCGCTAGTGCCAAACAGTTCTGCATAGCTTTCATCCTTTTCCAGTTCTACGACTTCCCCCAGTGGACCAAAATCTGACCGGAAGATAACTGCTGTCACGCCATTGATAACCTCTACATCCAGCTTATCATTCGTGGTAATTCTAAAATAAGTTCCTGGTCTTACCTTTCTTTCTCCAACCATGAATATTCCAGCCATTATTTCACTTCCTTTCTCCGGAATCGTTTTACAATCTCTTCTGCTCTCGATTTTGTACATTCCATGATTCCTTCCTGTTTAAGAGCAGCAAACACACATTCCGGCGTTGTCCCGAAAACGGCTTCCGCACCTGCTACAAGTTCCCCCAGCGTATAAACCGATTCCTTTTGCTTTGCAGAATCATTTTCCAATTCTCTCTTTTCCCCTGCTCCATCCTTTGTATGCTCTGTTTTTTCTGCTGTCATTTCACAATCCCTCCTCTTATTTTCATATAATACACGCTTAAGCGTATGCCCCTTTGCCTGGTAGCGCAGGATTCCATACTGTCCGGTTGCAAAAATCTGGCCTTCCTTTAAATAATCCGATTTATGATTTACCTGGAGATGTTTTATACCCATTGGCGAATGGTCTAACATGATCACTTCTCCGTCTAATGCCATACGGTTTGTAATAGCAGCAGCCATCTTCATCCGCATCTCACTGTCTGGACATAGGATATGGATAGCTATTTTTCCTTCCATCCATGCTACGGTATTAGTTTCCCTAGATAACTCTGTTGACAGCAGACGGCTGTAGATGACAGGCTTTTCCCTAGATGCTTCTGTAATTTCTTCCATTCTGTCATATCCCATAACCAGGCATTCCGGATACAGTTCTTTTATGTATTGATTCACTGCCATAATGGGATCAGGGTCTGATGTTTCCTGGGAAGGATACTCCAGGATATCAAACTGTATCTCACTTCCAATGGTGATTTCCCCGCCATTTTTATAGCTTCCCTGATTTTCGTCTATCGTAAAGGCATCCGTTCTTGCCCATGCAAAACAATAGGGCGTGCCTCCACCTGGCTTTAGTATCACATCCCGCAGGCAGTCCTTTACCGTTGATTCTATCATTTCTGGCACAATATCCATAGTATTTTGGCACAGGAGGGACACGGATAATACCCCAATACTGTGCCGTTCCTCATTCGCCTGCAGGTCAAAGGTATAGAGTATCTTCGGATACTGTACCTTTCCTTCCCAGCCCTCCTGGTCATTATCTGGAGGGTCAGGACTAAAGATAGCAGGTGCTCCATGAAAGGTCGCCAGATGGCTTGTAAGACTTTCTGACTCCACAAACCGTTTATAAATCAATTCTTCCAACCGCATCGCTAAGGTTCCTTTCCAGTTCTTCGGTTTCTTGTGATTCCTTATTTGCTACTGTAGGATATTCTTGTACTTCTGATAAATCATCTGACCAGCGGATTTCCCATTGACCTTCCACAGCTTCGGACACCGGAATCACAAAATGGTTGGTTACATTGCCGATGCCTGGATGATATTGTACAATCAACTGATGGTTAGCTGCTGATGTCACAAATCCTGCTTTTCCTTGATTCCATGTAATATGTTTTGCCCAAAGCAGAACTCCACAGGTAATCTGTTCCATATCAAACACAGCTGTCGGTTTTTCGATTACAAATGCCATACTTCCCCCTATGTATAAGGTTCATGATAAATCTTTTGAATTTCTGGCTGAGCCTTTTCTTTTATTTTCTCTACAAATGGTCGTGCTTTCATCTTGGAAGTACCATGTTCCAAAAGTCCGGCATACCGTTCTTGACTCTCCAGCTCTGCCACAATCGAAATTCCTGTACCAGAAGTACATTCCCTTCTTACCTGACCATTCCAATGCATCCGCAAATTCCCTGTCCGTCTGGCCGGAGGCTCGCCTGGAGCTGAAGCTCGATACAACTGACCACGTTTCAATTTATGCCCATACTCCGCTTTCAGCTTTCTGGAAGCCTTGCTGGGAGCACCATATGTATAAGGCTTTTTATAAACTCTGCCGCTTCTCTGTCCTTTTAGTACCTGTAACTGTGCATTTCGTAAGGCATTAACTGCCCGCACGCCTCTGGAAATCGTCTGTCTGTTAATATCTATTACTACATCTTTTACCTTCATTTGAATCATTGCTCCAGGAGTATTTTTCCCATTTCCATCACTCCATAGCTTCATTTCCCATCTCGCCTTTCCTCAGCATAATAGATAGTGGATATCCCTAATGCTGCCACATCATCAATATCAACAATATAAAAGGTACGCTTTCCAAGCACCAACTTATCCCTCCTCTTTGCTTTCGGCTTTCCTGCCTGGATGATGGTATGGGTAATGATATGCTCTTTTTGATTATGGTTTGTCCTGTCCTCGTCAGACGCTTCCGCAAGGCATCCTTTCAAGAGATTAGTTCCATTGCCGGTATGATGGTTTGCCACTCTCCCTGTGCTTGTTATAACTTGCTGATTACTTTCAATGATAAACTCTTTGAACAGATTCCCTGGCCTTAGATACCTCATCCTTGTATGAATCATCCATTTCCTGCCCTTCTATTTTGGTGCATATCTGTATAAAAATACGGAGGCTTTTGATGCACTCCGTTTCTAATCTGTGGTATCTTACAGGATTCTGCTGCCACTTCCTTTTTCAGATTTTCATAGTCTGACCGCCACAGCTTCGCTCTCTCCTGCATATTCAGCTGTAAGGGGCCTGTCTTTGTATCGACTTCATAGGCAAAACGACGAAATAGACTTTCTAGCAGCATAAGCTTTGCCCGTTTCCATGATTTCGGATAGGTATTGATTGCTGCTTGGATTTCCTCATCAGTGAATGCGGTTGTATCAGAAAGTCCCTCTACCATCGTGTCACCCAGTTCAAACCTCATACGATCCTTGTTTAACTCTCCCAGGTTTGCTGGTTCATAGGTGTAGGAATTTGTTGCCATTACCTATCAACTCCCTCCATATTGGAGCCTGTAGCTTTGTTATCCTTACCAGATTCGTTTGAAACATGTGGGATAGAGAATAACTTATCTACCTGTTCTTTTGCTACATTTTTAATTGTTTTACGGCTGTCTGCTGCATGAAGTAAAATCAGTATATTCTCACTTTTTACCTCAGCAATCGCCTTGACGCCTTCTTCGGTATTGAGTTGCATAATAATAAATACCTGCTGAATTTCCTCTGAATTTGCAGAAATTGTTGTATATTCTCCATCAAAATCGCTTTTAACAGTAATCTGAATGATACCATCGTATCCCTGTGACTCGATTTCCTCCAGTCCTGTAGCATACTCCTGCAACTCTGCCAGTCTGTTTGCCGTTTTCTTTTCTGCCTCTTCCACTGCTTCTGCAATCATCTTTTCGACCTGTTCCTGCGTAAAAAGGCTACCAGACTGCCCGCCTGATACCCCTATATTCTCATTCACAATGGTAATTACTCCCATCTTTTCCTGTCTCTTGGCATCTGCTACAAGATTTTCTGGTATTTCATTGCCAATATAGAACTGCCGACTGCCGAAACTGCAGGGCTTCTTCGCAATCAGTTTCATCATATGTCCTCCTTATACTGCATCCGCAAAGAACATGGCCAAATCATCTGCTGTCTTTTTCATATCTGCAGCCATAAGTCCCTCAATGAACTCAGAATGGGTCCCATTCTCTCCCAGATAGCTTAAAATCGGAAGGATATTGCCATTCCCCAGCATATCCCATGTAAAGATATAGCCAGCAGAAGGCTCATCGATGGACGGAGTATCTGTCGCATAAGCCAGCAGGAAGGCATTGGGATCACCGATATACTCCATCTTTGCAGTCTGTCCTAACCCTGCCTTATTCATTATGGACCTCTGCACCGTGATTCGGTCAATCTCAAAAAGCTGTGCCAGCACATTCAAAGTCACGGATGCCGGATTTGCAGTAGAACCTCCATATTTCACCCTTTCCAGAATTGCAGGGTGTTTCTTCAACGCATTAAACACATTGACGCCCAGGGCGAGTCTGTTCGGTGTCCGTCCGGTAGTTTCTTCCATTATCGTTTTTTTCTCGTCCACAAATGCCAATGGATCGGAATTACCATTACTGAATTTGATAAACTGTCCAGATGTAGGCGTAGTGGAATCCACACCCGTAAACTCCTGACCCCATACCCCTTTTTTGAAAAATTTACGGGCAAACCAGGAATCCTGATGGATATTCGCCTGCCCAGCCATCGTTTTTGTTCTCTGCTGCTTCGGGTCTGATACCCTCGGCCCCATTCTCCGGTTGAGGTCCGTCTGTCTGATCTGGTCAATACCCATAATCATCTGATCCACCACACAGGCATAAGTTTCCATATGTTCAGAAATCACTGCAGTATCAACTTTTCCATATGCTGGTTTCCTGTGCCAGTTATCACGCAGTAAATCCTCCTTGTCAAAAATATAATAATTGTCAGAGGACAGCGAAACCGGACAAATCGGAAATATCGTCTTTGCAAAGCTCTTTGTATCACTCTGGTAGTATGCTAACGCCATATTGGATAATGCGGTATGCGGTCTGAAAGCACCTTTTGCAATATCTGCCTGGATGCTTGCTGCTGTTCGTTTAACCATTCCTCTTTTCCTCCTGCTCTAAGCCTTCTGATATTTGACAATCTGCACTCTGCAATATTCATCTTTTGAAACTGCTGAGAGTGCGATACCCACCACATAGTTACTGGTTTCTGCCTTAATCGCTAAACCGTTAGATGCGGTAACTTCATCACCTTTGGCAATATCGCCACCAGCCAGAATGTAACCAATATCCTTAATCTGAATATCAACATCATCACCGACATTTACTTTCCCAGACTCAACACCAGAAATGTCATTAATTCCAGCTTCGATCAGCGCTACCCCTATCAGAATTGTAGTGCCATCCGTTGCCAGGACAACATTGCCGTCATTATCGTATGCCATAATCCGATTTCTTGCGTCCTCGATATCGGCTCCGGCCTGCTCCGTAATCGTTGCACTCTGGTTAATTTGTACCCCATTAAAATTTCTGTTTGCCATCTTCTTATCCTCCTTTAGAATCCTGCTTCTTCCTCGTATTCATTCATTAGCTCCGGATTATCCTCCCATGCCTTTGCTACTGCCGCAGTATAAGTCAAAGAAGAATCTTTCTCCATATAACTCTTCGCAATGCCCTCAATTTTCGCCTCGGCTACTCCTGCTGTGCTAAAATCATGGCCAGATTTGCCAATTTCAGAAAATGCACCAGATTTTTCAACGGTAGTTACTGCCTGATCCAGCAGGGCGATCATGTCATTGTAAGCGGTTCCTCCTGCCGCTTTAAGGCTCTTAAACAGAGGAACCAGTTCTTCTTCCTTCTTGCCAATGATTGCATATTTCTTTGCGATTCCTGCCAGTTCTCTGTCCTCTGCCTCTTCCCGGAACTTTTTTAAGCTCTCTAACTCTGCTCTTACTGCAGGATGCAGACCCTTGTAAATACTGTCAGCTTCATCCGCCGGTGTTACGGAAACTGCCTCACTTACAGAAGATGTTACGGACTTGGTTACTGTCGGCTCAGCAGATGATAGGGGCATTGTCTGTCCCGCTGGAGCTATAGTTGCCGACTCTTCGTTAGCTGCACCAGTTCTATCCTCTGTCCCATAACGCTTTTCAATGCTTTCCAGAAAAGCTCTTTCTGCATCTGTTAATTTGCTCTTGTCAATTTCCATTTTTTTGTTATCTCCTTTCAGGTTTTTATTCTTGCATGATTCTTTTTCTTTAGGCTTCTTATTGATTTCTATATCTTTGGAAGCCTTTTTAATGGATTCCCCCAGCCTCTGTGCAGCTGCCTTCATAATCTCTAAGTTTTCCTCAGCTACCTCATTCTTTTTAATAAAGCTGGCTTCTTTTCCATTAGACCATTTTGGAATAGACTCCTGTACCATTGCATGAAATTCTTCTAAACTCTCCTGCATGGCAGCAGCAGAATCCCTATGGTCTAATTCTTCATCATTGAGGATTGAGATAAAGGAAGATTGAAGAGCAAAACAGATATCCCACATCTCATCAGCAATTTTGCGGTTATCCACTTCATGAATCTTTTCCTGGAAACTCATGGATTCCCCTTTTTGTATTTCATCCATAGCAGTGTCAATTTCATCTTGTTCTATACCGGCTGCCTTGCCGATAAAGCCGAACAACTTTTTCAGTATATTGTTCGGTTCTTTTTTGCTGATATCTTCTGCTGCCGCTTCCTCCTCATCTTTTCGCTTTATCATTTTGATATGAGCATCCGGATTCGCACCTTCATCTACAAAATCCACTTTCTTGATTTTGAGGTTTTTCAGTTTTGTTGCCAATTTGCTTCCTCCTTTCCATGGATTTATAAAGTAAAAGGCGCCCTGTCGGACGCCTTATGCTTTACCAAAAAATAAAGTTATTTATGCCTCAGCTTCAATCCTTTCGGCTGTGCCTTCCACCGAAAACATGGGATAAGTGCCATTTTTGACCTTTTCCCATACCCCTTCATCCAGAACCTTAAAGCCGATCCACCAGCCAACCGGAATAGTACCCGTCGGAATATCCATAGCCTGCATTTTCTCTTCCGTAAATACAACACTTTCTATCAGGATGGCAGCACCTCCTCTTTCGTGCATCTCTCCGCCCTCACGGTATAAGAGAACATAGTTATAAGCTGCATTTTCCAGTTCTTCCGGCTCCACAATATCCTTCTGCCAGTCCTCAATCAATTCTCCATCTACACGCATGGAAACACTCGCCCATCCAAAGGCAAGCATCTTTTCATCATCAGATTTCATAATCTTGAATCGGCTTTTTAAGACATTACCCCGCCTGCCCTCTGCGCTTTCTATCAAGTCTGAAAATTTCCTCATTCCTTCACTTTCCTCCACTGTACAGCGTGTCCTCTATATACTCAATTGCACATGCACATCTTGGATGTGCTGGTGGAAGTAGCTTATGCCCTCTGAAAAGCACCTTGCCCTTGAAGTCAAATTCTGTGTCCATATCTATCTCTGTCCCTTCCAGGGATGCACAAATTTCACAGACACCATCATCACCGGATGTACTCCACCTTTTTTTTACAATTCCCAGATACCCTTCTGTTTGTGCCTGTCTAATTCCCTCATCTGCTCCTCTGTTATAAGCAAAAGCACTTTCGGTCTGAGCTATTGTCATTGCCCTTGCTCTGTGTTTCCTTTCTGCATACTTCTGAGCAGCATCTAGTGCCTTCTTCCGAATACTTTCTGGTTTCATGCGTGGGTGTTCTTTTTTTAGATTCGCTACAATGTTGTCATAAAGTCTGACTGTTGCTTTTGTGTCTCCCTGTGTCAAACCGATACAAGGACGAATCAGCCTTGACAGTTCATCAACGGTATGGCTGTCCTTCATCTTCTTTGTTAATAGTGCCGCTATAGCGTCTTTCTGCTCCTGGGTACTGGCTGTAACAAACTCTGCACCATGCTCTCTAATCCAATTCAATATTCCTGGTGTCTGTATGTTAAATTCAAAAGCACAGCCGTCAAGGATAGGCTGTCCGGCTGACCCTGCCACGATTCCATCCGTCCATAGCTTGCTTAGCCTGCTTGCTATAAGGACAGAATAATCCTGCATCCAAAGCTTCCATGTTTCCTGACTGATTGCACCATCTATGACCGCCTGCCGTAACTCCTGGTATGTAATCGCATTTTGCTGATCTTCCCAAAAGCCACACAGAATTTCTACCGGCTCTCCAGTAACAGTATCACTTTCCAGATATTCTTCAAGCCTGCACAGAACTTCCTGACCGTTCTTACTCTTTACTTTCCTTACCCTTTTGGGAGCAATCATCCGAAATCTCATACTCCCCTCTCCCTTCCTAATCGCTTTTTAGCTGCGTTTACCTTATCCTCTGGGATTTCTTCCTCGTCGGGTTCGGTGCCTGCGGCTGTTTCCGGCTCTGGCGGCTGGTTCTGTTCTTGCTGCTTCTGTCTGGTTTGGTCAAGCTCTCTGATATCAGAGGTTCTTTCCGGAAGATGCCCCACCTGTCGGATGTAATCCTCCAGACCGTCATCTGGCACCAGAACACCTATACCTGTCATGTCCTTAATGAAGGCGGCCACCTTTGTAATGTCCGCATCTTCAATATCTCCATGTGTCATTTTAGGGTACTCCGTAATGCCGGCGAAATGCTGGCCGTTAATATCAATCAGCGACGGGATTCCCTGACTGTTGAATGTTTCACAGATAATATCCAGGAATGCTCCTATCGCAACCGCAAACAATTCTGTTTTATCAGAACTCAGTGCCCAGCTTCCTGTCTTATCATGCCCTAAAAAAATAAAATCCGCTAATACCGTCATTGCAATTCTGGTATCATAGCGGTTAATAATCGCATTTGTATCAAATTGTCGTGTTCCTCCAGAACTAAGTAACTCTAATTTATATCCAAAGGGAAGAACAACCCCTTCCATTTCATCTCTGCGGATACTTCGAACCATCTTTTCTAATCCATCTAATATTTTTTCATTATCTGGTATATCCTTATTCCACAAATCCATTCCTTCTGGACCATATAAAACTGGTAATCCGGCCAAATCTCGTTCAATCCCAATTCCCTCTATCTCCTGGATTCTTCTCTTAAAATACCATGACCGATAAGCATTTCTTAAAATACTCCGTCCCTCTGGATTGTTTTTCCGGCTTTTCGTGCGGAAGAGCAGCGATTTTTCCATGGGGATTGTGAAGATTCCAAAGTCTGGAGGCGGCATCTGCGTCATTCCCAGCAGATTATCCTCATTGTCATACTCCCACTGATAAAGCGTTTCCTGAGCCCTTATCGGCAGTTTCTTCCATCCAATCAGACCATCACTGAACTTGCTCTTTGTCCGTGAATCTTTCGTGTTTCCCATTCGCCGTTTATATACAATCTCGTGAAAACTCCATCCATAGGTGAGGAAAGACAGAATTTCTGATATCGTATCAATCCAGGTATTCTGCATATCTTCCATACAGCTTTGTACAAATTCAGCGGCTTCTCTATCCTTTGCAGTAGCTCCCCCTGGTTCTATCTTCCAGTCACACTGCCTTACTAACATTTCAATCGCAAAGAGGATAGCGCCTACCACATCATCATTTTCAGACATTTCCCGATAAATCTCTATCCCTCGTTTTCCTCTTAAGTCAGGAAGAAATTCTTCATAAATAATTCCGCCATACTGTCGCTGCCCGATACGTCCGATTTCTTTGCTACCAGCCATGGTCTGATGCCTCCTTCCATTTCCTTGTTTGTTAAGCCAATTGCCATTTCCGGCCTTCCCCTTTATACTTTACTCACAGGTGTTGCCGCACCAAGTACATAAGAAAGGAACTTATAATTATGCAGAAAAAGGAACTTATCACTTTATACTGTCCTTATATAAAAGACAAAATTACAATAGAAGCAGTTTTCACAAGATATGCTCCCATTGGCACACAGCCCCTAGCTACCTTTGAATGGTGCAATTGTCCTTATATTCTAGAATGTCCGGACTCCTCAGACTGTCCAGTTGCTCTTCAAAAGACATACTGGTAAAATGTTCTAATAGATCTGGACAATTTTCAATCCAGGAACCAGCAAGTAGTTTCCTCTGTCTAGTTCCTGGACTCAAAAAAAGATCCACACCTGTAATCTGTTCTATCCTTTTTAAGAGAGGCATATATGGCGCCCTTTTATTCTGTATAAATTCTTTCTTGCACTCAAAAGCATATCTGCAGTATAAACATTTCACATCATCACCTGCTTCTTCAGTCTGTATTATTCTTGCCAGACAATGCAGTTCCTTTTCTGTAAGTTTCGCTTCCCCTATATCCATTTTCGTCTCACTTTCTCCAATAACTATTTTTCCCTAAACTACTGTTTGAAGGTGGTGCCGAGTATGTCCCTCCGTTCTCTACCTCACTAAAGGCAGAACTACTTGCATCCACCATATCTTTAAATTTTGACTGAGGAAAACTTTCCATCTGGTTAAAATACATTTCATTCCAGTCTGCAATCAACATATCCTCGTTTCCCTTATTCATTCCTTCCAGTCCGAGCCATTGGGCAGAGAATGGTTCGGCTCTTGTAACCTTATCTCCGGATTCCGGCAGTATCTTTATCGGAAATCCTGCCAGGAATTTCAAGTAGCTTTGAGCCTGTTCTTTTCCTGCCTGGCCAGGGTCTTGAGGAAGTCTTGTGATGACTCTTCCATGTTTTGCCCTGTCAGTCATACAGGTCATTCTAATTAACTCTCTGACTTCGGCAGAATCACAGCGACGGTTGATAACATCAGCTATGATGTATCGGCCATTTCTTCTCTTGCCTATCAATACACTTGCTGTATATGCAGGATCACCATTCTCATCCTCGGAGGTTGCTGCTAAATCCCAGCCTCTTGCCCACAAGATCACGTCCGTAGGCAATACCTCCAGCATATTGACCTTGGTTCTCTTGAACATTAAGCCTGCTGCCGCCTTTATCTTCCAGTTGCCATTTAACAAACGCTCTCTTTCTACAAGTGGAAGTGCTTTTAAATTAGCAAGATAAGATGGATCATTCTGCAGTAAAATCTTATTATCATGAATAGTAGAGGCAATAAATGTAACACTTTTTATGTCTTTTGTGTCAATTCCTTTTACTATTAGCAGTTCTTTATCATCTGCCCATATGAGTTCATCATTGTTCCTGGCCATATACCGGATTTTGCCGCTGCGTTCTGCAATAGGGTATCCGGTATCTGGATCTATCCACCAGTTAATAAATTCTGCAACCCAGCTATCTGCATCTGGATTACATGTCGCACGGATATATGGCTTGACTCCACATCCAGAACGATTACGGGACAACATATAAAAGAATTGATGCTTTGTAAAATGGGTTAATTCATCATATCCAATCAAAGCTATCTGAGAACCTTGCCATTTATTTAAGTCTTTATCTCCGTCAATATGGGCAAAGCTTATACGAGAACCTGAACGAAAGCGCCAATGTCTGCGTGGTGAAGTCTTTGGAATGGCCCCTTTAATTCCTCCATATACATCAAAACTGGAATCCCACAGTCCGCCTTCCTGTGTAATCTGTATGGATTGGCGCCTAAATATAACTGCTCCAAATTTGGCATTGGCAATATTTCTCAATCCTTCAAGAAGTAAAGCATATGTTTTCCCACCTCCTGCTGCCCCTCCATATATTGCAATATCAGCAGGTGTGCTCAAAAATATCTCTTGCGGGCCTTCTTGCGGTTTTAATATTTTAATCACGGTTTATCGCGTCCATTATCAGGGATATACACATGAATTTCTTCCATATCTTTGCTGTCATTTGAAACATTTTCATTATCTTGTTTGGCCCTCCTCATATTGATTACATTATCATAATCTTCATCCAATTTACGTAATCGTATCAAAGAGTCTACACATTTAGTCTTAGCCCGCTGTATCTTAGTAAGCTCTGATTCCAGTGCCGTAAGTCCTTTTATCCAATGTTCCGTTTTTGTGTTTGTATCAATACTTTCTGGTTCCGGCTTTTGTGGGTCTTTCCCATAAATGGAATGTTTACTTGTACAAACTTTTTTCACATATAATCCTTTTGCAAGATTATCTTCAAATTCTTTTATCTTGTGCATCAACTTTCGTTCCCTGACAGAATATATTCCTATTTGTTCTATTAGGATTTCCTTTTCGGTGTTATTCACAGATTGTATAAGAGCTATTTCATCATCATCCAAAGCATCCAGATATATCGTTGAATATGCTCCATGCTTTTCAGCATTTTTATTCCCTTGCGGAGCACCAAAACCCTCTGCATTTTTATTTCCCTTCGGCGGACCTGGTTTCCGAACGCTCGCTTTTTTCTCTCTCCCCTTCTTTTCCGAACATTCGCTTTTATTTCGCCCTTCATTTTCCCATTTCTGTGTACTTTTCCAGCGCCGAACTGTACCTTCTGGTACTCCCATTTTTTTGGCTATTTCAATAAGTTTCATGCCAGAGCGATACATCTTTTCGGCCTCAATGCTGTTAGGACTTCTCGCCCTTGCCATTTATCACCACCTCGCTATTTGTTTGTTTCGGATTT